CTAAACTATCTAAGTTTTTACTATATTTGAATTTTTGTGCTGAATCAAAGAATTTTTCTGGTGTTCCAGCAGCAATTAAATCATAAGGTTTTTGAGAAGCCATACCAATGTCTGAAATGTCTACATCGGAATGTATTGTGTGTGTACCAACTGGTACGCCAAATAACATAAAATCCCCAGAGGCATTTGTAGTTGCAGTAAATTTATAATATTTTGTAAAAATATATTCTAATTCTGGATTATCTAAAATTTCTCGTTTACTAGGCATCGTACCTATTGGAGTAAAACAAGCGTCATTCTTCTCATTATTTTTAGGAAATAGATTGTATCTAATACCATCTAAATCTCTATCTGTCACTATTTCATAAGGGTATAATGATTTAATTAGTGGGTTCTCTTTGTCTTCATCATCAATAGGTACAAAAATACTTACTTTAGCATTTGGAACACCAAAACCATTATTAACTATAACTCGACCAATTACAACACCGTAATCAGAACAAAAATTTCTATAAGCTTCTTCTTGTGAAATTTTTAAACTAAGTGTTTCTAAGTAATCAAACTCTTGGTCTATTTTTACTTTTAAATAGTTATCACCACCGTTAGGTGTTGTTCTTATTCTAATAGTTTTTGACATATATAACTTTATTCAATCGTAGATTTTATTTTGTTAACTGGGTATAAGTATTTGTTTTCAGCTTCTTCAAAATCTTTATATTCTTTTTCTTCTTTTTCCTTCTCTTCTAGTTCTCTCATTTTTTTCCATCTAGTTAATGTTTTTGTTAGACTTAGTACATTAACTTTTTTGTTTAAAACTAATGTTTTAAATAAAAACCAAATAGCTACTATATTAATTATCGGAATCAATAATAATGAAAGTATAAAACCAAAGGTTCTAACACCATAATAAATTACCTTATACGGTAAACTTAAATTTTTTATTTCTTCATCGTGATTAATATCATTACCATTTAATTCATCTTGCTTATTAAGCATGTTGTTTTTGTCATTTTTACAATTACATCCCATTTTTTCTATTTTTTAAAACTTATTATTTGAAATTAAAAATATCATTTATTTTAATATAAGTAAACAATTATTTAACCCTTACTCTAATATCTGTTGGGAATTTAATTTCAAACATTGATGTAGGTTCACCAAACAAAGTGTAATCTGCACTTACGTCAATTAATCTTGTTTCATCATCTAAATAAGGCTGCGAAATTTCATTTAAACTATATTTATTTTCACCAACTTTATTATAAATTGAAACGTTTGTTACGTTTAGTACACCACCAATATTATTTATAACTTCAATCAATGGAGATAAATAAATATTATCACCCATATCAAATTTATTAATATCCATATACTCCTTAGTCTTATTAATAATTTCAGATATAATTTGTGATTGTGGTACTTTGGCATCAATCATGACATCGTAATCAATTGCTAAATTAATAATCCTACCGTCTTTTATATGAACATAATCATTTAACATTCTGTAGTCAGCTAAATAATTAGATATATTTTCTTTTAATGTAGTGTTTGATTCGTTAGACAACCTACCATTTCTATCTAATGTTAAAATATAAACAGCAATTTTATTTCTATCTTCAAAAATACCATTTCTAAATGGAGTACCAAAATTACCTGGCATTTGTGCAATCCTAGTTTGATAGTCTTTAATTGTTACAGCTCTATTTTGTGAGGCAAAGTTATATTTAACCATGTATCTTATTTCTTCGACTGTAGGTGCGTCTTTACCACCGACAGCTGGTAAAATATTATTTACTTTTAATGTCTTTTTAACACTTTGATTAATTGTAGCAGAAGGTCCATTAATTACCATATCTAAAAGTCCTAAATTAGTAATTGTATTTGGACCTACATTAGTATCACTACCACCACCAACACGATATTTTATGAATAATGTTGTATTTGCTGTGTGTATTTCACCTAATGCCATGTTGTTTATAAAGTTTCCTATTTGATTAACTAAACTAGGGTCAACGTTAAAATCACATAAACTACTTATATTTTGTGAACCAGCACCAAAAGTTATTTTTGTAAAACCTAAATCAGTATATTCTTTAATAAATTTTTTAGATGTAGACATCCATTTACCTGGCGTAACTGTAGTATTTTGAGTCACTCTATTGTTATCAGTGATAAAAACTTTATCTTCAGATAATGATGACATTTCATACCATCTAATATTACTATTGTTGAATTGTGAATTTGTTGGTTGACCTTGTAAATTTGTACCTGGTAATGTAATACATGATAATACTTCAGTAACGTTATTATCTGGTAATATAATTTCTAAAAAAGGAATAACATCTTGTGTTGTTAAGACTCTTTTAAATATTTTTGTCGCCCCATTAACAACCATTTCTCTTTTTGTTAACGTATAGTTTAATACTGTACCGTTAGCATTGATATTAGGTATTACTATTCTATTAGGGATACCATTTTTATTAAATGGGCTTGAAAAGTCTGTATCATAAAGCAATTCAAATACTTTACCAGCACCATTAAATTGTGACCCAGCTCTAAGCAATGGAGCATATGATACATCAAAAGTATCACCAAATACTGGTATTGTAATACTTACATCTACAATTGTTGAACTAGCACGCTTATTTGGAATGTTTAATCCAAATGTTCTAGCTAATGATAACAACGAATGTCTTTCTTGTGCATAATCTATTTGTGTTTCAGCAAACATTCTGTCTGTATTATGGGATAACATATCCCCAACAGCAGCGTTTAAATCTATTAACATCTGACCTACAGATGCATCATTATAGTCAGCATAGATATCTGGATAATATTGTTTTACATAATTAATTAGGTCTGTTCTAATATCGACAAAGTTCCTAGAGTCGTAATTTACATTTGGCATAAAATTATAATTTAATTACTATTATATCGGTTGTTTCAAAAACACCTTCAGTTATTACATATTGCATTGTTACAACAGCAGCATATTCACTTTCATCAGATTGTTCAATTTTTAATTCAGTGAAAGTTAATTTTGGCATGAATTTTTTTGTAACTGTTCTTATTTCTTCCAGAATACCAGCGTAAGTTAATTCATCATTTGGTTCATATATAAATTTTAACAAATTTGTCCCAAAATCTGGCATGTATAGTCTTTGCCCTCTTTGAGTTAATAGTAAATGTAGCAAATCAGCTTTTAAAGCTTGATTTGGGTCTTCATTCAAATCTAACAAAAAACCTTTTTTACTGTCTTTGAATGGATAATTTATGTTGATATACTTAGCCATCTTTATATATTTTTAATGCATTATTTATAGATAAATATAATAACTAAAAATTTTTATAAGTAAATATGGTAAATAAAAAAAAGGGACCGTAATAGCCCCTTATTTTTTTTAATGTTTATTTTATTTTAAGCTGAACACCCAAAACACTCGAATTGACTGTCTTTTGGTTTATCAGCATTTTGTATAATTTGATTAGACGCTAATTTTGAATTTGCTTCTAATTTAGATTTAGTTCTAGTGTAATAAACACCAGTTTTTAATCCACCTTTCCACGCATACATAAGTGCACTAGCAATCTTACCATATTTAGCGTCAGAGTGATATAAGTTCAACGACTGTGATTGGTCAACAAATTTGTTTCTGATTATCGCTAAATCTAATAATACTCTTTGAGGGATTTCCCAAACATCTTTGTATCTGTATCTAACGTCTTCTGGTATCTCAACAATATTTTGAACACTACCTTGGTTGGCAATTAATTTATCAATTATTTCTGGCGACCATAAGTTTAATGAAATTAATTCATTTACCAAATATTTGTTTACAACCAAAAATTCTCCTTGACCTACACGTCTAGTAAATAAGTTAGCAGTTGCTGGTTCAAATGATTCAAACACACTCAATAATATTGCAGAAGACGCTGTTGGCATAAATCCTAAACCTAAACTGTTTAACATTGGAATTGGCTGCCCTTCTGGTAGTGGTGACCAACCTTCGATGTAAGTTTCACCTTTTGAATACGGACTATCTTCCCATGATGGATAGTTTTTATCTTTTACAATAGCCAATCTCATTGACTCTTCAACGAATGCTTTATACATTGTTTCAGTGATATCTTTGTTCCATTGTTTAGCTTCTTCACTCTCATAAGAAATTTTTCTTTTAGCAAAGAAGTCAGCCATACCAGCAACACCAATAGCCAATGCTCTTTGGTCCATACCAGCAGCTTCACTCCAATCATCAGACCATTTGTTTTTATCAACAACTTTGTTCAATGCTTTAACCAAAATTTTGGTTGATTTAGCAATTGATTCCAAAGAATCTTGTTCAGCCAAATTGATTGATGCCAATGTACATTGTGGTGTATACTTAGGTCTAGACGCTTGGAAAATCTCAATACATAAATTAGATTGTTTGATAATACCAATGTTTCTTTGCATGTTGCGTTTGTTCGCATTATCTTTGAACATAACGTATGGTTTTCCACTTTCTACTTGTGATTTGATAAGTGAATCAAAGATGTCTTTAGGGTTAACTTTTTTACCCAATCCTAATTCAACAGCTTTATAATATTCAACTTCAAATGCCTCTCCATGCAACTCATAAAGTGGTGTTAATCCAGCTTTTTTAATGTCATTTGGACAGAACAAATACCAATCTTCATTATTTTGTAGTTTTTCCATGAATAAATCATTGATTACTACAGAAGTAAATAAATCTCTAGTTCTTAATTGCTCATCACCAATAGGCAACGTTAAATCTAAGAAATCAAAGATATCTCTGTGCCATACTGATAAGTATAATGCACAACTTCCAGAACGAGAACCTTGTTTATAGAATCTCATTTTAGCTTGTACCATATCGGCTAATCTTACGACACCACCAGCGTTACCTTTAAACGATTCTACGATACTATCCTTGCTTCTAAGAGGGTCAATTAGTAATCCGATACCAGAACCTTCTTTAGATGCAGAAGCTATCTTAGTAAGCGTATTTTCGATTCCTTCAAATGAATCATCTTCCAAGTGTGTTAGGTTGCATGAAATCATACCGTTTCTTTCTGGTACACCAGCGTTTGTATAAGTCGGTGTAGCAAAGTTTGCTTTTTTGGTTGTAATTTCATTTAGTAACTCTAAATAATCCTCTTCGTTGTCATTATGTAAATAACCAGCTACACGATTATACATGCATGATGGTAATTCAACTGGTGTTTTATTTTCATCTTTGATTGAATACTTTGTCAAGAAAGTAGTTGCAGCAAAGAAGTCATAAGTTAAATCAACTGGTTGTAATTCTTTACCAATCAATTTAGATTGTCTAGACAACAAAATTCGACCACCCAATAATGAGTAGTCGGAATGTTGTATAATTTTATCAGCAGCTTTGAAAGCAATAATCTCATCAATCTCAGTGGTTGTGATATTATCGTTTATCAAAGGAATCACTTCTTGGAATAAAATATCTGAATCAACTTTTAACCCTTTGGCTTGTGTTTTGATTCTAGCTAAAATCTTATTCGGTGTGAACGCTTGTGTTGTTTTATCTCTTTTTGTTATTCTCATATTAATTTATATTAAAAATCTTCATTAAACATTCCATCTATCGTTGTTGGTATCTCAACTCTAGTATATTCACCCTCTCTTTTCTCAAAGAAATTATTTTTAGATGATAAACCAATTCTAGACATATATTCTAATGGGTTTCTAGCATTGAACTCAGTTTTGCAACCAAAATCATTCAAAACGATATCAGTAACATACTGTACGTATTTAACCATATCTTGCTTTGTAAGACCTTGTAAACCATCTGGCATACTTTGTTCAACAAATAGTTTTTCTGCTTCGTAGCAGCTTAAAATAATGTTTCTAAGTTCATCTTTTGATAGCTTATATTCATCTTTTAAGTAGTTTTTATACAAGTTAAGTGCAAATTCATAATGGAATGTTTCATCACGTAGAATCAATTCATTCATTGCACCTAAACCTGGCATTTTGTTACGACTTCTGTACCAGAAAACCCCAGAGAAAACACTAGCAAAAGATATTCCTTCTACACAAGCAAAAGCAATAAGTCTGTGACCAAATGATGGATGACTAATCCAATTTTCAGCCCATGCTGCTTTTTTAGCAACTGCTGGATTTGTTTCCATTGAATTAAATAGTTCTTCTCTTTCGGTTAAGTTCTTGATATAAGTCTCAATCAATAAAGAGTAACCATTAGCATGTACTTGCTCAATAAATGCTTGGTGACCATAGAAGTATTGTGCTTCTAGGATTTCAACTTCATTTAAAAAGTTTGTTGCTAAATTATCAATTACTAACCCATCTGAAATTGCGAAGAAAGCTAATATATTTTTTAAGTATATTTTTTCTTCTTCTTTCAATTCATCAAATCTATCTTTAGATAAATCTGGTTCTTCAGCCACCCATGTTTGTGCTTCAGCTTTTTTGTACATCTCCCATAAATCATTGTGTATGATTGGGAAAATGGAATACCTTTTTTTTAATGTCTTGTCTTTTAAATACATTCTTTTTTTTTGTTTTTTAATTATTATTCTTCTTTTGGAACATTTAAAGCATTTAACACATTGTCTCTAGTTTTACTAGCATCAAAAACAGATGCAACTCTTTTAGTTTCGTTGACAGTTTTATCGTTTTTGTGTTGTGTTTGTGTTTTAGCACCACTACTTTGACCCATATCTATTTGTATCTTAGCATTGTCAAATCTAATATTTTCAAAGATAATACCAGATTTACCAAAACGTGATTTCAAAACAGCCATAGTTGCAGTGTTATCATTCTTTTGGTCTAATGTTTTTGCAATAGAAACAACAAAGTGTGCAATTTGTGCTTTCTTAATTGAACCACCCATTTGGTCAGCCTCAACAACATCAGCTTTGATTGAACTTCTGTTACCTTGAATTGCTGTCCATCCAGCTATGTCTAATTCAGAGAGCATTGCTTCAAATTGTCTCATAACGCTGCCTTCACCAGCATTAACATCATCAAACTTTCTAGATGGTTCAACACAATCTATGTAATCTAATAATATAATATCTGGATACCAACCTTGTGCTATTAGTTTCCTAACATATTGTCTAATGACTGGAATAGTAGTACCATCACTTGAAAACTTTTTAAGTTTCAATTGACCCTTACCATTTGTCATCTCTTCAACCATTTTCATAAGGTCTTCTTTGTGAAACGATAATGAATTTAAGTCAAAACCAGACCAACATGATAAATGCTTTCTTTGGATAACTTTTGGGTTATCTTCAAAGAATATTTGTAAAACTTTCAGCCCTTGATTCATAGCTGAATTTGCAATTTTTGTAATCATTGTTGTTTTACCAACACCGAAAGGAGCTAATATGGTAGCTAATTCTGTTTTAGCTAAACCACCGTCCATAATCTCGTCTAAACCTTTAATACCAGTTGGTATTGGTTTTCTAAAATCTTCTTCTAAAACTGTATCTATACTATCAAAAACGTTCATACCATCGTCTTTATTGTCACCATGCTCTAAAGCTTTTCTTAAAATAGCTTCACATTGTTCATAATCTTCGATGTTACCTTTGCTTATGATTTTATTAATCTCAGTAATAGATTTTTTCATTTCTTGCTGCTTACAAAATTTCATAGCTATATCTTTGATTTTATAACTATCATTTAAATCAGCTTCTTGTATTTTTCTAAGTTGAGATATTAAGTACTTTCTTTGCTGCTCGTTATCAACATCCTCTAATAATCTAATTTGTAAACTACTAAAATCTGGGATAACGTCATCTTTGTCTTTAGCTTCTTTCAACGTGGCAACTACGATACGTAAATACGCATCTTCAAAATAATTTGGGTCTACTATGTCTAAAATGTTATTAGCGAATCGTCTATCTGTTAACATTTGTGCTATGAATCTTAACTGATAATCATAACCCAAATAAGCCAAACTATTTTTATCTATTTTTGCCATTATTTTATTTTTTAAAAACTTGTTATTATAAATATATGATGGTTGGCCTAAGCACCAACCATCGTATATGATTTTTGACTAAAGTAACCTCTTATCTCATTCATGATTGATGGGATAATCTCTCTAACATCTACAGAATACCTAACTTTAGGTGGAAATAAGTTGCCGCTGAACTCACTTTTTATAACTGATTTTTTATCAACTTTAATTTCGAATTGGAAATTATCTACTTTATCAGTTGTTGGTTTTGCTACCTCTTCACTAGGTACCATGTATGGGTTAAAATTACCCCATAAATATTCCATAGATTTCTTTTGAAGATACTTAGGTATAATACCTAAACTACCAAAATCACCGTTACTAAGGCCAGTAATTCTATCTACTAACTCTTTTAATTCAAAAGACTTTAATATTTCTTCGTTGTAATCACGAATGTTAAAATATCTCTGACAAATTATATTGTTATTAATGTACAATACAAATTCAAATCTTTGTTCTTCAAACTTTTTTGAAGTGTTTTCTCTTTCTGTGCTCATATATTCTATTTTAAATTAAGTTTTTTTCTCTTTCTATTAATTTTTTAAAAGGTACTAAGTAATCTTCATTTCTTACTTCACCTATTATCTTGTCAATTCCGTCTTCATGCATGTATTGTGCTATTTTCTTTATGTTTCTACCAGTACCATCCAAAGTACCGTTTTTTAATCTTTCTAACTCAATTATTGCATTTTCTGAAATCATTGGATGCTTTAAATTTACAAGTCTATTGTTAATCTCATAAATCTTTTCGCCTTGTACACCATCAGTAACTCCGTTAATGATGTTGTTTAGAACCGTTAAAGGTTTCTTTTTTTCTGTTAATCTTTGTTCTTGCAATTTTTTTGCTTCATCTATTATTTCATTTAAAGTTAATACTCCTTCTTTTAACTGTGGGAAGTGTTGCAGCAATGTTTTTAACCCTAACCCTTTAATCCCTTTTATCACATCTGATGTGTCGCCAATCATTGTTTTTATTAGGGCAGCATTTTCGACATGATAACTAAAGTACGAAGAAAAGTTGTTAATATCAACATAATTCTTAATATGTAGAAAATAAATTTTAATATCTTCGTTGATTAGTTGAGCCATATCTGTATCGTTCGTACAAATAGTGATTTTTTCATTTGGTTCTTTATTAAGACAATAATATGCTATTAGGTCATCACCTTCAATATAGTCATAGTTAAATTGCCTCACATAAAATTCATTTAAGTAAGACCAGATTTTTTGTAATTGTATTGCTTGTTCTTCGTCAATAG